CTGCTGTGTTTGTTGGGTCGTTATCTGGTCCGACAATTCCACCATTATCTAATGGCGGTTGAGAAATTTTTTTGTTACTAATTAAGTTATCATTTACAAATCTAGACATAGCATATTATATAGCATCCCATGTTGAATTTGTCGAGTTCCAAGTAAAATCATTACCAGTTGGTTCAGGGACTTTATCTCCAAAATCATTTGTGCCGACTGTAAATTCACTAGCTAACCATGTTCCTCTACTGTCATCCCATTTATAGAATAATCTTGTAACAGCTTGTTCTATGGCTTCTGAAGCCATTACATCTTCGTCTGTATAAGGAAAAGGTCTATCAACTAAATCTTTTGTAGGTTTTGACATAGGAGCAATATAATCTTTTTCTTCATCGCTCCAAACAAAAGAATCAAAAGGTTTAGGTGCATGAAAAACATTTTCTGAAACATTGTAAACAAATCCCACTGCTGCTCCACGAGCTCTTTGAGAACCGTCTTTCCAAAATTGTTTGTAATTACCTTCGCCGTACAAAGAAACACAAAATGCAATTCCATCAGCTTCTGTTGGAGCGTCAGAATCTGCTATGTGATACGTGTTAGTTACGATGTTGTTATCGTTTAAAGATGCAAAATCAGCCACAGTTGACCTCCTACGCGTCGTCTAATTCTTCGTAGTTTATTGTGATTGTAGCGTCTGAGTTAGCACTTGCACCAGCTTCAATATTATCACCTTCTTGAAGATATATTGTGGTATTTTTATCTGAAACAATTAAAGTTGAATCTGCTGGAACTGCAATGGTACTTGCAATTGCAACTGGTGATCCACCCGATTTTGTTATAAAAACAGATGCATTAACAGAACTAGAACCATCTATATTTGCTACGATAATATTATTTACTTTTAAAAGTTTATCAGAAGCACATGCCAAAATTTCTGTTGTAAGAGTTGTGTTTAATGTTGCTTGAACTGATTTTCCAAGTATCGATGTTACATTTACTATATTTGGGTTAGCCATAATATTTTATTCTCCTGGTTTCTTTTTATCCGAAAATCATTGCCATTGCAATAGCTTTTCCTGTTGAAGTTTTACTATCTATTTGTGTTTGAATAGCTGATGATACGCCATCTAAATACCCAATTTCTGTGCTAGTTACAGCACTGACTGAGACATCCCCACTACCATCAGATACCAAAGCTCTAGAAGTTGTTAAGTCTGCCATTTTACTAAAAGCAATTGCAGCACTAGATTTTATGTCTGCGTTTACAATATTTGTAATTGTATTGTTATCTGAATCTATTGATTTGTTTGTTAGAGTGTCTGTTGTTGCTTTACCTACTAAAGTATCTGCAGCTGCTGGCAATGTTATTGTAACATCTGCTGTTGCAGCAGGACCTATTAATGTCGCTTTGTTTGTACCATTATCACTGTCTTCAAAAAATTCTAAGAATCCAGCACTGGTTGATCCATTCTTTAATTGAACACCGGCGTTAGCAACTGGTGTAGTTAAAATTGGTGTAGTTAAAGTTTTGTTAGTTAAAGTTTGTGTTCCTGTAAGTGTGACATCACCAAAACTTAAAGTTGCTATATCTGGATTAGTGCCATCATTAGCTGTTGCAAAAACTAATTGATCGCCTTTATCTGTAGTTGCAAAAGTAAAACTATCTCCTGAACCAGTTACATATTTAAACTGAACAGTATAAGCACCTGATGTTGAATTTCTTAAAATATAAAAAGTTTGAACATCTAAAGGTATTGTTACAATTCTATTTCCTGTAATACTTCCTGTGAATTCAATCATTCTGTGCGATAGAGTTGCACCAGTTGATCCATCAGATACTGATAAAGTAGTAGTTCCAGCACCACCGGCTATTGATTGTTGTGTAAAACCACCAGAGATTTGCTCGATAATTTCTAAATTAGTATTTGTTTTTGTTCCCCATGTACCGGCATTTTCACCGGTTGCCATTTTCTCTATACCGAGAGGTGTATATGTTGATGCCATAATTTATCTCCTATGCAGCGTCAGTATAACTTGTATTTGATCCTGTTGCAACACTTGTATACGACGTATTTGAACCAGTGTCAACATCAGAAAAAGCTTGAATTCCAAAACGAGTAGATGTTCCAAATTCAGCAACAGATATTGTAGCTAATTGTCCTGTTAGTCCCATTACATCTGCAGGTAAAAGACTACCTGTCGATGTAGTAGAAGATACTCCAGTTAGTGGAACACCTATTTCAATAACATTTGAACCTACAGAAGAGGTTACCTCTATCCCTGTTAGTTCAGCTATCTCTGTATTAGTAGCCTCTACTTCTCCAACAGCAGAAGTTGCTTCTACTCCTATTAAACCTACAGACATTTGTGTTGGAGCTATAGCGCCAACAGAAAATGTAGAACTTACTCCAGTTAGTGGAACACCTATTCCAGAAACAAGTGAACCTGTAGTAGAGGTTGCTTCTACTCCTGTTAATCCCATTACATCTGCAGGTGCAATAGATCCTACTGAAGAAGTTGCTTCTACTCCTGTTAATCCCATTACATCTGCAGGTGCAATAGATCCTACAGAAGCAGTTAAACTAGTTAAACCTGAAAACTGAACTAGTTTGTTAAACGAATCTCCATAAGGTTCTTCACCCCAACCATTTCTACCCCAACCAACTAACGTACCTGCGTTATCAAAATCTCCAACGTTTGATTGAGCTTGAATTCCTGTAACTCCTACAACAACCGCAGGAGAAAGTTCTCCTACAGAGGATGTCATACCTAATCCTGTTAAACCTATTGTCATGTCTACAGGAGATATTGAACCTACTGAAGATGTAGCACTTACTCCTGTTACATCTTGAAAAACTGTAAGAGTTGTGTTTATAGAACCAAGTGACGATGTGGCACTTATTCCTGTTAACCCCATTACATCTGCAGGTGATATACTTCCCACTGACGATGTAGCACTTACTCCTGTTAGTCCCACTACGTCTGAAGGTGCTATACTTCCTACTGAAGAAGTTGCTGAAACACCCGTAGGTTCTATAGAAAATTCTACACCCCAACCAGAGTTTCCCCATTCTTGTCTGCCCCAACCTGCAACATTAGCTGACACTACAGACCCTATTGAAGAAGCCGCTTGCACCCCTGTTAAAGATACTTCTTTTAATGTATTAATAGTTAAAGATCCTACTGAAGATGTTGCTGAAACACCTGTTAGTGATACTGTTACAGTTTGTGCGGCTGTTACACTACCAACACTAGAAGTCGTAGATTGACCACTTAAAGAAACTTCAAATGGACCTTGTCTACCCCAATAGTTGACATTCCATCCTAACATTCCATAGCTATCAGGATCTACTGTATTTGCTTGTCCACCCATTCCAGAGTGGTACTGACAATAATAATATAAAGTTGGTGCGGATGCGGCTACTTCAATTTGTACATATGCTCCGGCTTGTCCAGTCGTTCCGCTTGTCGTAACACCAGTCGTGTACTCACTACCGCTACCGCCATGAGTTCCATCAGATGTTGTTGAAAATTTAAAGGGATGGCTTCCAAGAGAACTATCGGAAACATCAAATCTATATGTAAAACCTTCTGCTAAATTTATTGTGGGTTGTTGTACACCATCAATAAAATATTTATTACCTGATCCGGTACTTACTACCGTTACTGTGTATGTTCTAGTAACGGACATCCGTCGTTACTCCTTACGCTATACGAATAATTGCGTTGGATGCGTCTGCTGTTGGGAATTGAATTGTAAAAGTTCCAGATGATACTGTTTTATCACCACCAAATGCGATAGTAGCAACAGCCTTATCAGATTGTGTATCATTATAAATTAAACATCCGTTCGCTGTGAATGAAGCAGAAGTAAAACTAACGTCTGCAAAATCACAAACTGCAGTAGAAGAATCTAATGCTGGTGTAACACTTGTTAAAGTTGCACCACCTGCGGAATATGCAGAACCAGATGTGTTTGTAATTTCAGTGTTAGATCCACCGCCTGGGTTTGTAGCGTATGCTGTTGTACTTGCTCCTAAATTAGCACTACTTGTATATAAAGCTATTTTAAAAGTATTGCCACTTGACGCTGTAAAGTTATGTGTACCAACTAAAATTTCTTGTTTAAAGCTGTTACAAATTGCTGATGATATACTCATAATTTTTTCTCCTAAGGGTTAGCTGAAGGCACTGGTATACGAACAGTTCCGTCTGTATAGTCGTCTCTTTTACGTCTACCAAGTTGCTCTGCAGCAAACTTCTGTACCTCTTGTTTATACTTATTTTCGTATAGTGTCAACATATCAATTGGACCTTTTAAAAATCCATATGCTTCTACTAAACATGCATATAATAAGCCATTTGGAAAATATTGGCTAATATAAGTCGTTGTATTTGAGCTAGATAAACCATCTGGTATAGTCTCATAATGAATTTTAAAAGTGTATGTAGTATTTGGTGCAGGAGCTATATACAATCTACCTGATGTAGTATCGGTTACACCTGTTGCACCTCCAAACATAGCATAATATTTAGGTTGACCTCTAGATGAAGATTCTGTTGATGGCACATATTCTTGTAAATAAGATTCATCTTTTTTTTCTAACCATCTATTAGCACCAGTTGAAGCAGTTGTAGAGTCATAAACTTGCACACCTTTTACAAATAAAGTTTTTGCAGGAACATTTATTGTGTCTTGACCAGTAACAAAATTACCAATTTTTTGTTTTTTACTTGCATCAATTGGAATATCTCTTAAAATTTTAAACTCAGAATTTTCAATAAATTGATTAGTAATTGTAGAAGTTAAAACATTACTATCTACTTCAGTATAGTCTTGAATTGCTGTTGTTAATGTTGCGTATGTAAATCCTGTCATTAAATAACCCCTGCGCTTCTTAAATTTTTACAAACTGGACAACTTTTTCTAAAATATATATGTTTACTACAAGGATCTAGTTTAGGTTTTTCTACTTCTTCATATAAAACAAGATGTGGATCTTGTTTTTCAGGTTTAAATATATCTTTAATTTTATTCCAAATATAACTTATCATAATATACCTCTTATCATTGGACTAACATAAATGTTTTCTCCACCACCTATTATATTACCAACTGCGTTATAAGGCAAGGTAACAGTGAAGCCTGTATTAACTGTTTTTGTAGCTGGCATAGCTCCAGTTTGTTCAGTTCTTGTTGTTACTGATTGTATCTCTAAACCTGGAAAAACAGTGACTGCAATGTGTGCTGTAGCGTCTGTGCTATCAGATGTTTCTCCTCTAAAAGGTGCATTCGTACCTCTTGTTAAACCTGTTAACGTTTGTCCTCCAGATTTACCTGTATATTTAATAACTTCTCTTTGAACAACAGGAACATAATTAGGATTTGTTGCATTAGGTGAAGTTGAACTTTGTACAAAATAAAAACCTGTTGCAGGAAAATTAGTGTTAGCGTCAAAAGTTGCTGTTGTTGCAGAAGCTGTAATTGTATCTCCTATAGCAAATATTGGAAAAAGATTTGATCCTAAATTAAAACTTTGAGTAGGATCATTACTAGCTGGATTATAAAATAAAACAAAATCTCCAACTTCTAAACTGTGATTAAGTAAACTAACAGTTAAAGTTGCACTACCGTTTGTAACTGTAAAAGGATTTTTTGGTAAAAGAATTGCAGTTGGTGGTTCACTTCTATCTGATCTAACATTTCTTATAGAAACACCATCAGCTGCCATTGGCTTTGGCTCTAATTGTGGTTGTTTTGGTTCAAACTCTGATACATGAACAAACGAACCATTCCATTCTCTAACCATTTCTTTATATGGAAACTCCATACCAGATCTATCAGATATTGCTTTTGCGTATTTACCTGTTGCGTATTTTGGCATTATGCTCCTGGATAGTATGCTTTTGGTGTGATGTATGTACTAGAAGCTGAACCATCTTCTGCTAGTGCTCTAGCTAATTCATCTTCGTAATATAATTTCATTTGTTGTGTAAGTTGTGGTTGATATTTTTGTGCAAGATAAAAAGCTAATCCAGCTGTCATACAAGGCACAAATCTAAATGGAACGTCTGTTGCATTTGTATAATCACCTACATCTTGTATTCTTTTTATGTAATAGAAGTGCATATCTTTAGATGCGTTTGTTGCATCTGGTGTTGGATAAACGTGGACTCTAACTTTATCAATAAATCTCTCTACCCAATATTGATTAGGTGTGCCTTTTGATAATTTATTTGAGAATCCTGCATAAGTAGATCTATCTACTTTTGTCATCGGACTATCTGATTGGGTTGTTTGTGTTCTATTACTTCTTAACTGTGCTTCAAGAACATCGGATATTCCATATATCCCATTTGGATTTGATGTAGCACTTGTGCCATCATCACTTGATCTAAAAAAATCATACTCTGCTTGACCTTCAATTAAATCTAAATCTAATTCATCTATTTCCCAATAGTGAATACCTCTATTACCCCATTCTTGAAATAAAATATTAAGAGATCTTCTTGCAGATTTTAATTGATAACCTGCTACAGAATTTAATCCAATACGTTCAAAAGAATCTTCTATTATTTCATCAATAGCAAATGTCTTATCAAATGTAGTTGTACCCGAAGTCGTGTTAGCCATTTACTACGCTCCTGTAATTGTCATGGTAACGCTTCCGTCTGAGCCAGATGTTTGTGTTAAAGTAGCACAAACTCCATTTTCAAACAAAATACCAGAACCAGGTATGTAAACCTCTAATCCTTCTGTTTCAAATTTATAAGTAGCTTTTAAATTACCTGCACCTGCATCACTTGTAGCTGCTGCATCGTGTAAAAGTAAAACAGAACCTGCTTCACCTCTACCTTGAATAGAAGTAACTCTCGTTCTAGCTGCTCTCAAAACAGATATAGCTCCAGTAGTTTTATTTAGTGTTGTTTGATCTGAATCCATATTTTCTCCTTAAAATTTAAGCAT